ATAATGAATAGACAATATTCTTTATTAAAAAAGATGTTTAAAAATCATTCTACAATAAAGCAAAAAGTAATTTTAAGTGAACAAATATTACATCAGGCTTATATGCTTATTGTAGAAAAAACCGAAGAAGTAGAAACAAATAGAGAATTTAATAAAATTATGAAAGGAATTAAAAATGATAAAAACAAGTGAAAAAGCGATTAAAAAAGAATTAATTAAAATAATTACTAAACATCGAGTAGATGAAGTAATTTATGAACCAAGATATGTAAATGGTTATCAATTAAGTAATTCTGGATTGGTGGGTGCAACAATTACAATAAGAACAACATATAAAAAATGAAAAATAAAAGAGAAATTGGTGCTAAACTTGAAGAATATATATTATTCAAAGTCAAAGAACTTGACCCACAGGCTAGATTAAGTAGGGGGTCAGGATGTGGCAATGATTATTCCGATATTACATGTAATTTTGCTTTCATAGAATGTAAGAAAAGAAATACAAAAGATTACACAATTAAAGAGGATGTATGGCTTCATTTAAATAATAATTTGCCCATTAATACTAATAAATACTGTTTTATGGTACATGAGAATAAGAATGGCAAAAGATTAATAACATTAGATGTAGAAGATTTTTTTAGATTAATAGGGAAAAAAAATGACAGATAAATTTTTAAAAATAGATATCGAAACTGATAGTGTTATCATTAATAGTATTTGTATGAATGATGGAAATTTATTATGTAATTTAGGTTATGCTTGTGATTGTTGTCCTTATAATTATGACCAACAAATAGAAGAACGTTTACAAATAGGATTATAAATGGCTAAATTACCTTTTTATTTCAGAAATGTAAAAAGTTATTTTAAAAATGGAAAATTATGGATAGATTTTAAAATATCTAATTTTGGTATATTTTGTTTAATAATAAATTATTTAATTAGAAAATTATTAAAAAATGAAAAAAATAGGAATATTTAATATTTATTTTTATCCATTAAGTATTACACATTTTGGTATTCGTGCAGATTATAAATTATTAGAAATTAGTTTAATTTGGTATAATCTGATTATCGATTGGGCTCAGGAGGATGAAAATGAATTATTGTAATGAATGTGATATTGCATATGAAGAAAAAAAATGTCCTCTTTGTGAAGCAAAAGAAGAAATTAAATCATTAGAACAAGAAATTGATAGATTAAATGATTTAGAATTGGAATAGAAGATGAAAAAACAAATACCTCATGAAGCTATATTTGAAATTTCAAAAAAATCCAGAGAATTAACAGATAAACAATTAGTAAAAAAAGCTACAAATATATTACTAAAACAAGAACCAAAAGCCGATATTTATGGTTGTTTAATAAGTTCAAAATTTGTAAGAATTTTATGGTATTCAAATAATTAAAGGAGTAAATAATATATTGTCCTTGTGGTCAAGAAATACAAAGTACCAATCTTTATCCTTATTCTCAAATTACTTATAAGGATGGAGAAATTATTTATGCAGTATGTATTCATGGTTTTGCTGTAATAAATAAAGGAGAAGATAATGAGTAATTGGATAACTTGGGAATTATTTGAAGAATTTACCAATTTACCTGCAAGAGATTTTCCTTATAGATGTGATTTTAAAAGAATGTTAATTTACATTGGAGGTTTATAATGCCAAGAGGTAGACCGAGAAAAAATAAAGCAGAAGTCGCATTAGGAATTGTTAGAGGACAAGAAAAAATAGTTCCTAATCCTTTAGTAGAAAAAAATAATAATCTAATTTCTCAAGAAAGAAAAGATAAATTAAATACTACATTAAGAGAGATTAATAAAATTATTCCCGATTCAGTTAAATATGCTAAAGATATTGAAGAGAGGGCTAGACTTTCTTTTGGATATAAATGCTTGGATAGACTTACAAATGGTGGGATTATGATGGGTTCATATACAACTATTTGGGGGTCAAAAGGTGTAGGAAAGTCCACAATTGCTTATAAATTGATTGCTACAACGCAAAAACAAGGTAAAGTAGCTGTTTATATTGATATGGAAAGAAGTTTTGACCCCGTTTGGGCTAAATCCTTTGGAGTAGATATAGAAAATTTAGTTTATATCCAAACAAAAGAAGCAGAAGAAACTTTAGATGTAGTAATCAAATTATGTCGTGAGAAAGTTGCCGATTTAATTGTTTTGGATAGTTTGCATGGCATGTCTCCTCATGGAGAGCAATATACTGGCAAAGCAGATAAGGAACGTAGTTTAGGTGATGACACGATGGCACTTCTTGCCCGTAAACTTTCTCAATTCTTCAGAATGGCTACCCCATTTGTTTCTGATGCCAAATGTGCTATTCTTTTAATTGGACAAAGTCGATTAGACCTCGGTTCATTTATAAAATGCGAAGTTTTGAGTGGTGGACATGCTCTTGCTCATAATAGTAGATTAATTTTAAGACTTAGAAGAGGTCAGAAAGCAGATGGTGAATTTGAAAAGAAAGAAACTAGGGATATTGATGAAAAAGGTAAAAAAGTTATAGAAAAAATTCAAACAGGATTTTCATTGATTATACATGTAGAAAAAAGTCAAATAAGAGGATGTACAGAGGGAAATGAAGTTGCAACAATTTTTAATTATAAAGAAGGTATTAGAGATGAAAAATTATTATAAAGGTTTTAACAATCCGAATTGGAAAGGTGGAGTAACTCGCCTACCTAAATGAAAAATTTTGAAAAAGAAATAGAAAATTATGATTTACATGATACTTTTTATCTTGAAGAAAAGGAGTAAAAATGGATAAAGATAAACTCATTCAGAAATATCGTAATATGATACAATTTAAAAATCTTTCTGATGAAGAACTTAGTCAATTAGTTGATAAAAAAATTCAAGAAGAAGGATTATTAACTGCTTTTATTGGATTAAATGATACTGAAAAAATAAAAGCAATACAACTGTATAACCAATATGTATCTGAACATTCATTTGAATCATTAGCAGAAAAAAGTACCCTCATTAATTTAGTTTATCTTGAGATTTTAAATGATAGAGTTAAATTATTTATTGAAAAAGAAGGTAATGATAAACAAGGTGCTATTCCTTTAAGAATGACAGAACAACTTGTAGAAAATACAAATCAAATTATGTCTTTAAAAGAAAAATTAGGTATGATGAAAGATGCTGATTCTGAAAATGCTTTAGAATTAATTAATGAATTAAAAGAGAAGGCTTTGGCTTATTACAATGAACATGCTGGAGAAACTTATGTTAAATGTCCAGAATGTCAATCATTATTTAGACTTCTTATGAAAATAGATGGGCTAGAACCAGCAAAGGCAACATTTTTTAGAGGTACAACTCTTTATAATCAAAAGTTAATGGAATTGTACCATTACAAGAAGATAACTTTAGAAGAGATGGCAGAAATTATGGGAGTTAATAGTAAATATATTACATATCTTTATGAAAATTTATATTTAAAAAAATCAGATGATAGCCAAAATTAAAGAAAATGATTTGAAAGTATTTCAAGTTATATCCCATCCTATTTCTTGTGCGGAAGTAATGTTCCATAATTTTGATTCATTAGGTACATGGGATAAGAATAAATTTGGATATATTCGTGTTTATCAGTATCCAATGTTATCTTGGGATAATTTATTTTTATATGATAAAAAATTATCTAAAGAAAAAAATTGGGAAATAAAAAATAATCTAGCCGAAAGCTATAATCTTGGTGGAAGACTTACTGGAAAGTCAAGAATTGCTATTATATTAGATACAGTTGTAAGTACAGTTAATAAACTTTATAATTGGGGGGTTATTTCTTCTTACGATAAATTACATGTTATAGAAATTTTTGAAGCATTAATTAATGGATTTGAGAATCATAAGATTTTAAGAATATTAAATGTACATCCTCTTAGAAGTCCTGCATATAAAATGAATTTTGGTAATGGATGTTTATTGGAAAGTGTAAACATGAATATTACAAGTAAAAATCCTGGTGGACAATTCGTTGGAAAACATATTGATAGACATTGGATGGAGGAATCAAGTTATTTAACTAAAGAAGTATCTGGTAAAATGCTTATGGCACAGTCAGAAAAAGGCTGTATTAATCGTTATTCAGGAATGACTACATTTACAAAAACATCTCCAATGGGAGAAATATTTTTTGATTTAGACAATAAAAAGAAAATAATTAATCTACCTTCTTATATAAATCCTACTTGGAATGATAAAAAGGAAGCAGATTCTATTAAAGAATTTGGTGGCAAGGACTCTCCTGGTTATCAAGTGCAAATTGAAGGAAAAGTTATTGAGGGTGCAGAAAGTGTTTTTGACATCCAACGAATCAGACAAACTTATTTAGTAAATAAAAAAGGATTGGGAATATCCATTAAAGCATTTGAAGTTAATAAGGATTCTTTCTTTAGATATAAGGAAATTGTTATTGCTGAGAAACCAGTTAATGCTGAATTTTTGGGAATTTATGCAGATATTGGTGAAGGTGGAGCACCATCAGAATACATTATTATTTCTCAAACAAATAAAATTTATAAATATATATATCGTATTACTACCTTTCAATTATCACCTGAAGAAGAAAAAGAATTTTATAGATATTTAATCAATCTTTTACAACCAAATATTATAGGTATTGATAATACTTCTGGGGTAGGAAAAGCATTAGTAAGCGATTTAAGAAAAGATTATTCAGATAATGTTATCCCAGTTTCTTTTAATGAAAATATAGATATTGAGTATGAGAAAGATAAGAATGGGGCTTTTGTTAAAGGTAAAGATGGAAGTTATGTATTTAAACAAGCAAATGTGGTAGATTGGTCTATTCAATGTTTAAAAGATATTTTTTATAGTAAAAAAATACAGATGTATGAGGATATTAAATTTGATACACAAATAAATAATGTTATTGTTGGAACTACAAAACAAGGTAAAAAGTTATATGGATATAAAACTGCAAACCATTTATTTCAGGCATTTCAGGTTTTTGCTATTTGTCATTGGCTTACAGAATTTAAAAATATTAAACCTATAATTAAACGTAAACCAGGAATGGGTTCATTTGGGAGTGCATAATGTTAAATTTTAATGTTACAAATATTGCTAATAATGGAAGAGAAGTCTATGTTTGGCATAGGATAGGTAAGACTCTTTCTTGCTTTAAGGATATTACTTTTAGACCTTATTTTTATCAAGTTGCTCAAAATGGTATTTATAAAACAATTGATGGTAAAAAAGTTAATAAAATAGTTTGTAGTCGCCCCTCTGATATAAAAAATCGAAGAGACGAAAATTCCTACGAAGCAGATATATTCTTTACTAAACGTTATATTATAGATAAGATAACTTCTTTTGGTAAAGCAGAATTAAAGTATTCTTTTATAGATATTGAAGTACAAACTAAAGAATTACCCAATTATCTTTATCCTGAACAACCTATAAGTTGTATTTCGTGTTCAAATTCTTATACACACAAAATTTATTGTTTCTTTTTATCAGTTTATGAAGGTATGATTGAAGAACAAGAAAAAGAATTATTAAATAATTTTGTTAATTTTATTCGGAAAGAACAATTTGATTTATTATTGGGTTGGAATTTCATTGAATTTGATTGGCGTTATCTTTCTGCTCGTTATAAGAAAGTATTTGAATGTGAATTAGCAGAAATGTTAAGTCCTATTGCCCAAGCAAAATATTTAGGAAAACAAGAAGTAATACCAAATCTTATCCCTGCTGGTATAAGTGTAATGGATTATTTAGAAATGTATCAGAAGATTTATCGTACAGAACCCTCTTATGCTTTAGATATGATTGCTCAAAAGCATTTAAATGAACGAAGTTATAAAAAGGTAGATTTTAGTATATTATCTGATGATATTAAAAATAAAAATATAAACGATGTTAAAAGAATGATAAATTTAGAAAAAAAATTTAAAATAATTGAATATTATGACGAACTTAGAAGAATGAGTATGTGTGAATGGAATGATGTTACATGGAATTCAAAAATGTTAGACATGATTCTTCTTCGGGAAGCTAAACAAAAAGGTATAATTTTACCTTCTAAACATTATGGAGAAGGAACTGAAGTTGAAGAAATTGGTTTTGAAGGGGCTTATAGGAGATGTGATACAGGTCTTTATAAAGGACTTTGGAAACTTGACCTTTCTTCAGCCTACCCAATGGCAATAATTAATTTTTGTCTGGATATTTCAAACATTAAAAATGAAGGAATTACCATAAATAAGGTAAAGTTTTACCAGAATGAAAATGCTCTTCTTCCTACAATTGCAAGAAAATTAATTAGTAAAAAGGATATTTTAAAGTCGCAACTTAAATCTGCAAATCCAGAATTAGAAGAAACTAAAGATTTACAAATTAAATATGATGCAATTAAAGCAGTTGTTAATTCTTTATTCGGAGTATGTGGATTAAAGATTTTTAGATTGTTTGATTATAGAGTTGCTGCAAGTATTACTTTTTTAATTAGAGATTTATTACACTACGTTGAAGACGAATTAAAAAAACGTAGTGTAAAAGTAATTTATATAGATACTGATTCTGTTTTTATAGAATCTCTAGATAACCCAAAAGATTTATGTAATGAATTAATAAAACAATGGGCTAAAGAAAAATACGGAAAAAATAATATAGATATTGAATTTGATTTAGAAGGGCAATTTGAAAAACTTTTTGTTATTGCATTATGCCATTATAAAGGGTATTTATCTACACCAAAAGGTGTAAAAGAAGAAATAAAGGGTATTGAAGCTCGAAGAAAAGATAGTTCAACTTTTATTAGAGAATTTCAAAATATTTTAATTGAAAAAATAATGAATGAAGAACCACAAGAAGAAATAGTTATATGGATTAATTCTGAAAAAGAAAGAATTAAGACACTTCCTTTAATAGATGTAGGATTTCCTTGCCGAATTACTAAAACAGAAGGTTATAAATCGATTCCTATCTTTTTAAGGGCTTTAAAATATACCCAGGAATTAGTACCTTCTTTTCAAAAGAATACGGGAGATAGTTTTTATTGGATTCCTGTAAAACCATTTGGTACTTCTATAAGGAAATCGAGTAGAAATAAAACAGATAAAGAAACGGGAGAAAAATCAATACAATCTTCTGAAAAAGAAGTTAATAAAGATGTTCTTTGCTATGATGAAGATACTTATGCACATGTTAAAGATGTTAATTGGGAAAAGGTAATAGATAAATCTATCACAATGAAGTGTGAAGCAATCTTTTTAGCATTGAGATGGGATTTATCTTTAATAAAAGAGGTTAAAATAAAGAAAGAACGAAAAACAAAATCAAATAAAAGCAAATCAATTTCAGATAATTTGGGATTTTAAATGGATAGAGAATATTATAAAAAATCAGGATTAGAAAAATCTCCACAGATAAAAATATTATCTTCACAAGAAGCAAATGAAATGTTAAATAAATGGCATTATTTGGGAGAAGTTAAAGGTATTCTTTATGCTTTTGGACATGAAGAAGGATGTTGTGTTTTTACAAATTGTAGGTCTCGTATTTATGAAGAAAACATGAAAGAAAAGGGTATTAAAACTATAGAATTAGCAAGAATGGTTGGAAAAAATGGACATAAATGGAGTATGTCGAGTTTAATGGCTCAATGCGAAAAAGAAGTTAAAAAATTAAATAAGTATGATTTAATAGTTACTTATTCAGACCCATTTGCAGGACATGATGGAATGACTTACAAAGCAGCAAATTGGTTATTTGATTGTATTATTGAACCAGATGGGCATCCATTATTTTTTATAGATGGAAAAAGAATAAGTCCAAGAACCCTTTATGATAGACATGGAACTCAATCAGTTCTAAAAATGAAAGAAATTTATGGAAGTAGATTAGAATTAAAAGAAAAACCTCAGAAAAAGAGATTTATTAAAATTTTGAATAGAAAGTTGAGGATAAAATGAAGAATAAACCAGATTATGAAGGATTTGGAAAATACCAAATGGAGAGAGATAAATTAGGAATTCCTGTATCTTTAAATGATTTAATACAATCGGCTTTTCAGTATCATCTTCCGATTCCTAGAAATATTATAGATGCAGGAAGAGTAAGAAGAGATGATTTGATAAATAAATTAATAAATTCTTGGAGAAAAGCAGAAAATTTTTATTTAGAAACTGGAGATGATAATCTAAAATTAAGAACTAAAAAAATTCAAGATAGATTGCATTTGAATGAACATGAATTAAAATTATT